CTGCCCGTGTCAGCAATCGTGGTGCGAACCACCATGTTGATGAATGAGCCTGCACGGGCCATTGCGGTCCGGGCGGAGTCTCCCTCATCTCGTCGCCACAGGGCGGTAGGGATTGCGCGGGCAAGCACACCCATCAGGTTCCGCCCGTCCGGGGTGGCCCTGGCAAACTGCTCAGCGTCGATCTCAGCGTCAAGTGCGCCGATCATGTCGCGCATGAAGTCGTTCGTCATGTCCGCTGACTTGGTCTGCCCAGCTTGGACCATTGCGGTTACCTTGGGCAGCAATCGACCCCAGTTCTCAGCAACAGAACTGGGGTCGACCTTGGACCACTCAGCGAGTACGGCGCGGGCGGTAGCGTCAGCCAGCCGTTCCCGTTCCTTCTGGTGTAGGCGGGCCCTCAGGCTCCATACCATCATTACCGCCGTTAGGGTCGACTGACTGATCAGGGTTGTGCGTCATGATCTGGGACAGCGCCGCCATGGGGTCAGCCTGCATCTCGCGTTCCTTCATCTTCAGCAGGTCGGCGACCTCAGTAGGCGTCAGGCCGTACCGGCTGGCCAGGAACTCGAACGGGAAGCCAATCCCCTTCAGCTTCAGCAGCGCGTCAGCGAGCTGGGCATTCGAGCGAGACTCAGCGTCCGCCCAAAGGACCGAACCACCCTGCACCGCCTTGGCCTTAGCGTCGTTGCCCTGGGCCAGCGCGATCAATCCGAAAACCTCGCGGATGGCCTGGCCAAACCAAAGCTGCTTTTCCTCGACCCGCTTGATTAGGCCGGTCTCAGCAGCGATCAGCGCGTCACCAGAAAGGTTCGCCATCTTGCCGATTAGGTAGTGAGCAGGCGTACGGGTCTGGGCCGCTATGTGGCCGACCGCAGTCTCAATCACGCTTGTGTAGGCGTCGAGATTTGCAGCGGACCATTCCGCCGTCTTGACGTCATCTCCGCTGAAGAACTGCACACGGTCAACGGCAAACTTTTCCATGTCTACCGGACGTTCACCGACGATCTGCCCCGTAGCATCCAGCACAGGGACGACCGGCCGTTCGGCACCCAGAACAATCCGGGTGGGGAACGATGCATAGTCACTCGCGGTGAAGAGCTGGGCCCAAAGCAGGTTCACGGCATTCTGCATTGCGACCACACCCGTGATGTCCGGGATTGGGTCGCTGACCAGCATTGGCTTGTTGGGAAGCTCGACCATGGGAACACACCCCATGGGATTAACCTGCGGGTTGGGCTCAGTGCCCATCTCGCGCGGGGTCCAAGCGTCCATCTCATCATCTGCCTGAAGCATGACGAGAGACTTCTTAGGGGTCGACAGGTGCGCCCGCTGGAACTTCCAGACCTCATCCGGCAGGTACAGCGTGGCGTAGTCGTACCCGCCGTCTTCCCAGCGCTTCAGGGCCGCACGGCGCTTCCGGCGGGAACCAGGCTCATAGACCACGATGCACTGAGAGGCATCCTCGAACGTGACTTCAGGGGTCTCAGGGTCGTCAGGGTTACCCCACACCAGGACGAACGACCGGCCGGAATTCACAGCGCCGAGGAAGCCCAACTGGCTGTCAGCGTCAAGGGCGTTCATCTGCCAGACGCGCCACGATTCCTTATCAGCCTCGGTCATTCCCGCTGGCTTGATGCCATTCACGGTCAGTCGCTCGACGGGAGCGTCAGAGACCACCTGAACCCAGTTGTCAGAAAAGTCCTTGTATCGCTCAGCGTGGTACTTGCGGAACTGGTCGGACGCGTAAGAGAGAGGCTGGCGACCCCGGTAGTACGCCTCATTGCGGTCGATTTCCCAGCGCCGATTGCGTAGTTCCGTTTCCAGAATGGCAACCAGGTTTAGGGCCTGATCCTGGGTGGCCAAGATGCCCCCTCCCTCACGTTCCGTAGTAGTAAGACTTGCGCTTAGGTGAAGCCATGCCAGCGGCTATGGCGTCCGAAGCGGCTTCATGCGCCAGGATGCTGGTTACCGCAGCGTCGATTTTCTGGTCAGCGGCAGACTTGGCCAGCACGTACCGGCCCTGGGGCCTTGCGGCTGCACGGGCGTTCCGAATGTGACCGGACGTAATCGGGCACCCGTCATGGGTGAACCGAGTGTCAGCCTTGCTGATATCCGTCTTCAGTCGCTCCGCAGCAGTGTGCATCTGAACCACGCGGCGGGTGTACCAGCGGATAACGATGCGGTCACCGTACTTGGCTGCCCACTCGTCTACCTCTGAGTCCCAATACGGTGGGTCAGCGTAAATGAGCTTGACGTCATACCGGCGCACCAGTTCGTCAAGGGCGGCCGAAACATCAAGCCTGGGAACCTGTCCGCCAAAGTCGGCAGGATTCCAGATGGTAGGCAGCCGGTTAGGGCCGTAGGTCGGGGTGAACTGGAAGCCGTCCAGCGTCTCAGCGCGGAATGCCGTCCAGTCATCGACGTCTGATCCGTCGAATCCCAAAACAATTGGGGTCCGGGGCTTGACATTCGGCCGGCCGTCTGCTCGCGCCTCCCACAAATTGTGCTCGACCCAGGCACCAGCGCCCGCAACGATGCGGTTTCCGAAGAATCGCTCAGCCTGCGCGGGGTCAGTCTCGGCCAATTCGCTGGCCTCAGCCTCGATCGCGTCAAGGTCGATATGCGGGCAGTCACCGTAGACAGCCTTGTGAATCTTCCGCCGTTCCTGCTTATTCCTGTACGACAGGTTTAGCGGGGCCTGCGGGAAGTAGCGGTAAACGTCCTCTGCCTTGCTCTCGTGGGTCCGCTTCGCTGTCGATTCCTCGGAAGGGTCGTAAGCGTTCGTCGTCTCCATGGAACGGCCGGACATACCAGCTAGACCACGGCGCATAGTCTCGGCCACTTTGATCATCTTGTTCGTGGCCGTATACGTGCCGGTCTCGTCCTGAATTGCAAAGGTGATGGGGTTACCTAGGCGGGACTGCGCTGAAGACGTGACAGCGTCAATACGGCCTTCATCGCCGACCCTGACGAAACCCTCTCGGACGCTCATGAGCGCCCCTAGGGAACCGTGCTTGATCATGGCCGTCAGCGGGCGGTAGACGTTGGCGACCTGGTCCTCAGACGTGGCGAGTAGCTGAATCAGCGGGGTGGGCTGAGGGACACCCATAGGCTCGCCCGGGGCGTACGCATAGGACCACCCGCAGGGGCAGCCATGGGTCCGGCACCGGTAACGCTCCCCGCCCTCAGCGAAGCCGTCAAAGACCGTAGGTCCGGCAGCCTCACCCAGAACGATGGCAGCCGCAAACGGGCCCTTACCGCTCTTCTGACTCATGATGACCTGCGCGCGCCGGTAGACGAACGCAGTAGAGAGCTGGCCTACCTCAGCGTCCGGGCGGACGGCGTACAGATTCGCAGCGACCTTCATTTGCCAGGGCAGCAGATTGAACCGCTTACCCTGGCTGAAGCCATCAGGAACAACCGCGTGACGCTCGATCCAACGCAACGTGACCCGCATGATGAGCGGATCACCCATTGCCGACCACCAGCCGTAGCCGATCCTCGAACGAGTCTTCCTCGGTCTCAGTCGGGGCCTGGTCATCGTCGTCAGCGTCGACAGCGCCAATGGTCCAACGGTTCCGTTGCATCCCGCTGACGCTCAGGCCCAGGGACTCGGCGAACTGTTTGACCTGGCCCCAGACGATTGCGCTACTGCGCGGAGACTCAGCGCGAACCAGCAGACGAACGTAGCTGGCTACCTCGAATTCCTGGTGAAGCTGATCCCACATGACTGCCTGGGGAGTCTCCCAGAGCCGTTCCCAAAGCTGCATCTCGCGCGGACTCGGCGAGGCAAGGGGGAAGGCTGGTTCAGCGTCCTGACGACCCTCGCGCGGGAGTGTGACCCACCCGTTGGAGTCGGGGGCCTTAGCCTTGTGGCTGCGCTCAGTCGACGTTGGGGCCGGACCTGAGCGGGCGCGTGCGCCTCCCTTTGCCATGGGGTCACCTCCCAAAATTGGTATGTGGTGTTGCGTAGTCAGCGGGCAGTGTGCTTGTCTGGTGGTCCACACAGAACCAAGGGAGCGCACCGTGCCTGAGCCGCTGAAGGTTTCCGTCACCCTCACCATCACCCTCGCCAACCCGGATGACTGGACGATCGCGTTCGGTGAGAAGGGTCGCGCCGCAATCCGTGATGATGTCAAGTCGTACGTGGGCAACCTGATCCCGGAAAGTGGGGTGTTCGGTAACGGTGAAGTTGAAGCGTCAGTCGACTGGCGCTGACCGGCGGGAGGGTGGGGCCCTGGCCTGGTTGGCTGGGGCCCTTCACTTTAGGTGATGTGACTTGGGTCTCAACCGGGTGTCTGAACCGGGCGCACCTGGCAGACACCTCCCCCGCGTTCAATGTCCCCAACCGGGCAAGGGGTGCACCCCCACCCATACAGACCGAAACGGACATCACGGATGCTCACCCTAGGTCAGCTTGACAGCGAGGGAACCATATGATTCATCCTCG